GTACGGGGGAGGGTACGGGACCACCGTAGGGTACGGGAGCGGGTACTGGAGAGGGTACGGGGGAGGGTACGGGACCACCGTAAGGTATTGGAGCAGGTACGGGAGGAGGAGGTACGGGAGGAGGAGGTACGGGAGGAGGAGGTACGGGAGGAGGAGGTACGGGAGGAGGAGGTACGGGAGCCTGTTCCTGTGATGTCGTTGAACTCGACCAAATTAAAAATAAAACAGCAGCGACGATAACTGCTACTATCGCACCGATAACGAACAAGCTCATCTAATTTATTCATTTATTTTTTTTTAACCTCCACGCAACCTCAAAACTAAATGGATCGTCGATTCTTTCTGGATATTGTAGTCTGCCATCGTGCGATCATCCTCGAGTTGTTTTCCGGCAAAAATCAGTCGCTGTTGGTCTGGAGGGATGCCTTCCTTTTGTTGAATTTTTTCTTTTATGCTCGCAATAGTGTCTGCGCTTTCTACTTCAATAGTGATAGTCTTTCCAGTAAGAGTCTTGACGAATATCTGCATTTTATAATTACTCTGAACATTTTTTTAAGTGCCGAGTGAGTGAGTCACGAGATGCATACTCATTACCACATTTATTACATGAAAAACGCTGATCTTTATTAACATGCTCTTGACGTTCATGCCGTCGCCTGTTAGAAGCTATAGTATACACATTTTCACAGAAATTACATTTATATTCACCTTTATATCCCTTTTCAACATTTTCTAAAGCTATTTTTATTTGTTTAATTTTATATGGAATTTTCATATAATTTTTAATGTCTTCTATAAATTGAAGAGCTTGGCAATGATTTAAAGTCCATTCATGACCATGACACATCTTATTTTTACTTTCCCTAATTCTCTCCCTTACGCTTCCACCCCAAATAGTTTGACCAATATCCAGCGGAGTTCTGTCATTCTGAGATATAGACATCTTCAATCGATTGTTATTACTCTTGTCGTTCGATACAGAACCCTCTCCTTCATAAAACCCGCAAAACCAAATAACAAGTTCAGAGGTTTTCGCCATATTTATCATACTGCTGATATTTTTTATGCCTCTTTATCGCCAAGACCCTCCAAAAAACGTGTCCTCTCCGGCTCAAGACCTGCACAACCAAGTACCAACACACAAAATGAACTGCGCCAAGCCTCCTCTGCCTCCGCCCAAGGGCAAGTTTGGCCCCGAATGGCACCGGATCCTTAACCTTGCGGTAGGGCGGGGTGACCGCGACCCTGAGCGCTGGGCAGACGCGACGCTCAGGTTCATCGAGCGGACGCGTGAAGTCAAGGAGGCTCGGAGGCACCTACAGATGTACACGCCGTCCAAGGCGCCGCCGCCACAGGCCCCGGTCAAGAAGGGGGTCCAAGAGGCTCGGTGCCGCGCCAAGACGCTCGAGGGGAAGCAGTGTGGGTTCAAGGCAACCTGCGGGGAATTTTGCAAGAAGCACGCAATAAAAACCTCAGAATAGTGTAATATGGAGTTCAATTGGAACTACGTCTGGGCCGCCCTGGCCATCAACTTTCTACTTGTCTATATCGTCCCGCGCCTTGTCAAGAAGCCCACTGGCATCCAGGTTGTGGATGATGTGGTCCTGTTTCTGAATTCCCAGAAGGGCTTTTTGCTCGCCTCGTCGATCGTTGTGGCCATAACCGTGTACCTGTCACACTACTGGGTCGATTCGCAGGGCGAAAGCGCAAGCCCGTCTTCACCAGTACGTGACGCCAAATTTTAAAATTCGCACCTAACAAAGAATGGCCACCACGAATGCGGCAATTACCCAGACGAATAACGCTCTGAAAAACTTGGGCGTCGCTGCGAACGCTCAAAGGCAGGCTGAGGCGGGGAATAACATGTCCCAGAACCTCGCCAAGATGAACACCAACTTGAACAAGTCGGCCCAGGGTCTGCAGAATGCGGCCAACAAGATGTACAAACTGAACATGAAGAATATTGGGAACAAACTTATGGAGGCGTCCAAGGCTGCTGAAGCGGCGGCGACGGCCAAGGCTGCTCAGAACGCAACGCAGGCCATGAACCTGCTTACTCGTGCAATGGTCAAGAACCTGAACCTGGTAAATCAGGGGAAGCCCCCAGTAAACGCGGCAGGAGTTGTGTAACTTCGGTCATAAGAGCCCGCGTGTGCTCGTGATTCCAGAACGTCACGCGCTTTTCGAAGCAGTCTCGGAGAGCGTCTCGTAGACTCCCCTGGTCCGGGTGGCCCCACTCAAGATCTTTTGTGAACAAGAAATCGTCAAAACCGATGGGACCTTTCGTACAAGGCACGACCCATGGCGTCTGGACGTACTCTTTGAGTCCCCCGTAATCAGTTATTATGACGGGTTTGGACCGCATCGCCGCCTCGACGGCCCCCATTCCGACCCCCTCGGAGTGCGAGCAATTGACGTAACAGTGACACGAGTCGTGGACGCGCTCGAGTGCGTCATCGCTCAAGAGTCCATTTATGACGAGAATTCCTGGAATGTTCAGGTGCATGGGCTCTTTACACGCCGCCTTGAGCACGAGGCGCGCCGCGTCTCCAAACTGACAACTCAAAAAGGCGTTCACGAGACCAAGAATATTCTTTCGAGGGTCGGCGATATTTCCGATGGTATAGAACGTGTACGGCGTAGATTCTGAAGGAACTTTCGGCACCTTTTCAGGTGCGTAGTGCCTCAGAAGTTTCCAGGTGGCGTTAGGAAATTGACGCTCGAGAGTCGACCTCGCAAACTCGGAAGGACACCATATGGTCTTGTACTTGGTCAGTAACCCGTATGATGGGTTGACTGGCTCAGTCTCGCATACCGTCATGTACATCATGGAGTCGCACACCGATTCATATTTATCTACAATATCAAGATTATCTTGAATGGGAAGAACAAATGCAAAACCTTTTGCGTACTTTTCTTTTTTCGGACGTTGACCAATCTCTACATATTCTGAATTTTGTATTAAATTTGCATATTTTATCATGACTTGGCCTATACCTGACAAAAGAACAGGACCTATGAATAAAGTGGTCGTCATACCTTGTTAGAAAATAACTGCCTTATTTGATAAGTCAACATGGCAACCCGTAGTTCCAATGGATTTTCATGTAAAATTCGAATGATAAACTCGCGTGTCAAACGGCTCGGCCCCCGACCCCAGTCGGCGATCCACGAAATCCATGAAGCCACGTACGGAATATCCATCATCTGAAGTCTCTCTTGAAAATATTTCCTGTGAAAATACAAGGGATGAGTATCGTGAATGTGTTGCTCATGACGGCTGCCGAGCTCTTCGGAAACGCCCACCTCAAGTGGTACGCTGAGAACGGGAAGCACCACCATGTTGCCCTTGGTGTTATTGCTTGGTTGGTAGTCCTTATCTTCCTCGTAAAGACTCTCAAGGCTCAGAGCATGATGTGGACCTGTATCATGTGGGAGGCGGCGATCGTGGTTGGTGGCGCCATCACCGCCTATCTCGTTTTTGGTGAAAAATTCACACACTGGGTTCAATGGCTCGGCGTCCTCTTTGCGCTCGGGGCGGCCATCTGCATCAACTATCAGTGTCCATCAGCAATTAAACCTATCGACTGCTTCTAGAGAATGGATGAAAACTTTCGGTTCATTTTTCAAAGACTCGACAATTTAGAAGCAGAATTGTCGGAACTTCGGGAGGCTACGTGGCCTGTGTGTCAGGGAATCAAGGACCAGAGGAGTCAACTCTGTAACATAAAAGAGAAAAGGCGGTTTTTCAAGTTTTTGAGCCGCGAGATTGTTCAGAAGCTCTTGGCGCTAAAAGGAAAGTTTATGGGAAAGTTCCCAGCCCTAGACGCCGAAGAACTTCGACAGGTGCTGGTAGAGGAACCTCGGATGGACGGGGGATGAGAGGCGTTTTACCATCTGTGTGAATACCCTGTTCTATGTACAACTTGAACGTCTGAGGCGTCTGAGATGCGTGATGACCATCCTTGGCGTGCGCGAAAGTGTGCATTTTGTTGCACACGTGTTCTGGGTTACCGAAACTACTCAAGTGCCATCCCGCATATTGAATGACGGGGAACTTCCAACGCCCATCTCGAAGTTCGTTCGGACCAAACTTCCTGAATATCTCGGCCGTCGTGATGACCGTCCCGAACCAGGGCTCGCCTGTAAACAGGTAGTCAAACGAGTACTCAAACATCCACATATGAACCGAGTTTAGGGTGTGTGGAAGGTTCTCGAAAGGTACTATAGCCAAGTTTGGAATTTCGTCCACGTCACTGACCATGATAATCGATTCGTCTGGAACAGGACCCTGGAAGGTTCCGTCGGAGCACACAGCTCCCCTCAGACCCCGCAGAATACACTCACGCTGATACTTCTCACGGGACCAGGGACTCTCGTCTTTGGGGGACTCGTCGGCCGTCACCACAATGTGAACAATCTTGTTGAGCCATTTTGCATAACGCTCCCGATTCTTTTGGAAGAATAAATCTTTGGGACCGCCGACGTGATTGACCTCAGACTCGACAAGTACGAAAAGGTCAACGTACCTGTCGAGAACTGTCAGACGGAGCTCGAGAACATCGAGCTCGTTGTAAAACATGAACGTGTCTACGAGCATTTATATCTAAAATAGTTCTTTCCCTTATCTTCAAGGGATTTCAGAACTTTCGAGTAATTTTCATGATGTCCACCCGGACACTGATGGTGGAGTGCATCCGGGCCAAATCCGTACTGAAATTGCTGAATCTGGTCTATATTGCACTCTGGCGTGAAAACCGTCTTGAGTGAGACCCCTTGTTTGGCCAATAGGTTCGAGAGAATGACGTCATCGGCCGCCTTGGCCTCTTCCCGAAGTTCCTTGAACTCTGGAATCAAATTTTGAATCCACCCTGCTTTCACGATGACTGCACCGTAGCCTTCAAGAACGTCCAAGGGAACGCCGTGAATACGTGGATACCTTTTTTCGAAATAGTTTTTAAAATTAAAACCTGATAGGCCCCATGCGCTCCTCGTATCCGTCCTCCACCACTTCAAAAGATTGGTCACCAATTTTAAATCATAATTCGTGTCGTCATCCAGGTACACGATCAGATCATCAGGGTCGAGGTGTGTCGCTGGTCCAGTGACCTTTGTTCCCGGGCCGAGATCCTCACACTCTCTATTTATCTTTAATTTTGATCCAAAAATAGGAGGGACCGTTCCGTTCCATTCGGGGAACCTCTGATAGTCCATGGGAATATTGACCCAAATTTCATGGCACGTCTGATGTTCAAGACTTTTTATGGTATTTTGTAAGTGTTCAAACCGTGAAGGGATGCTCGTCAAACTGACTATGACTTTCATTATAGTATAAAGGGAACAGCACTTTATCTTTTAGATGGCGTTGAAAACTCCAAATGGGCTATTCGAAACTTGTCCGGAAGATATTTACATACACGCGCACATGTCGGGTGGCTATGTGTTTGAGAGTCACATCATCAACGGAACTATAAAACCTTATATTGAAAAGTCCCGATATGCAGTGGATGTCGGGGCGAACATAGGATGCCACGCCATCAGTTATGCAAACTTCAACCCAGAGTGTAAAGTATGGGCCTTTGAGCCACAAGAAAAGTTGTATGAAATTTTGACCAGAAATGTGTCTCGTAACAATCTCACCGACCGCGTGACCATTTCTAGATGTGGTCTTGGACACGTTGAAACGGCCACGACTATGGCGTCACTTGATACTGTATTCGACGTTAACCGCCAAGGGTGTAATAAGGGAGGGCTTGGTATTGGCACGGGGGGTGAGAAAATCAAAATTATAACTTTAGACTCGCTAAATCTTCCAGGTCTAGACTTTCTTAAGATTGATGTAGAGGGTGCGGAGGGCCTTGTTATTGAGGGCGGTAAGGAAACGATCAAAAAATACAGGCCTGTTATATTTTTTGAACACAATCATCAAACGATAGACCCAAAGGTTCTCGGGCTTGAGCACGTCCCGAGTCCGTTCGAAGCTCTCGTGAAACTTGGATACAAAACATTCAAGTATGTCGACTGGGAAAACTACATTACCGAAGGGTGAGCATGTACAACGTCCGGCGAATAAGCGCAGTAATTTCATCCTGAATATTTTTTAAATAAGTGTCTCCCCGGGGAAGGCGGATACGCTTGACACGAGCCAACAAAGTCTTGAAATAGGACCGAGCCTTTTTTGGATCTTGAATGAAACGCTTGTTGGCCGTGACGCGGGGGAGCCGACCGTACTTGCCCATATATGCCTCAGCCCAGTCGTCCACGAGAGGAACGATACCTTCATAGTATTTCTGAAGCGCCTTGTGCTGGGCGTACGAATTGGTTCGAAAGTGGAACACGTGAGCCTGTTCCCGAGAGTTCAAGAGTGCGCCGACGTATCGACTAGCAGCCATTCTTATTGAGTGCGAATAAAATATTTCCAATGTAATAATGAACAGTGAAAAGTTTCTAAAGTATTGTAAGACCCACAAGACGCTTATGCGACCCAATAAGAATTTCGTCATCTCGCTCGGGGGTGGTATGGCGGTCAAGCTCTATCTCGAGTCGCGCGGGGTTGATCCTCTTCCAAAAAAGGTGGCGAATACGACGGACTTTGATTTTACATTTGCAGTTTCGCACCCTTTGACCGACGCTGGGGTCGACAAGTACTCTCTGGAGATGTATCACATAATGTACAATTTTATGAAGGGATTTATTCGCCCAGATCAGCTCCGTATCAAGAGTTATCCGCGCAAGAGTTCTATACCAGCGACGGGCAAGAAAACGTATCACGTCATTCAATTCAAGGATGCAAAGGGTGAGGACTTTGTGGATTGCACACTCGCGTACATCCCTGGAACTTCTCGAACCGATATCAACACTCCCCTGTCCTCGAAGTTTGGTCTCCCAATGAAGAAGCTCAAATACATGTACAAAGATGTTCTCGTAGTCCTCGCAGGTTCATTTATTTACAAAAAGATTTTGCCACGAAACCCTCTAGGAAAGAACAAACCGGAGAAGGGGCTCCGAAACACCGCACGAGTTGCTGCTCTTCAGAAACTCAAAGTGTCCTCCCCCAAGACGATCAAGACATCCGAGTTCATCAAGGCTATTCGGGCAAAAAACAAAAAGACGGCGCTCACAAAAGCTCGTGGCATTATTCGAAATATTGCCAAGGTGCGCCAGACGACTAAAAAATTGTTGTCTAATCTTTCATGAAAAAAATAAACTCAAGTGAACCAGCCCCAATTCTTTTTGATAATTTCACCAGTATTCATAAAATCCTGGAGACTTTTTCTGGTTGATGCAATTTCATGTTTTTTAGCATCTTGATTTTCTTTACAAATTGAAGACCAGTCGTCGCTGGTTCGTCCAATCTGATCCCATCGAATGAGCCTTTTTGGTATACCCTTGTAGTCGTAGAACCTGCAAAATATATAGTCATCACTGAGATAAAACGCAGGGTCAATTTCGGGCGTGAGGGGTGCGATATACGGAAAGTCTTGGACGGCTTTCAGGGGCAACATTGTTCCAAAACCATCTTCTAGAAGTTCAACCAAGTGTCCGTGGTGTTGTATGACGTGGTAAACCATGGGATCTTTTCCATGTGCCAGTACAGTTTCAGGGTAGTTCAACCCACTATATCCAACGACGCCGCCAAATATCTTCCATCCATGGTAGAGGCCTGAGATATACAGAGGACTATACGTCATATCATCATCCATGGTAACGATAAGAGTGTCTGGATCCTTCTCGAATTCTAGGGTCGGTAGAATTTTGTTCAGACACGCCCTATCTTCTTCCAGTTCATTCACGATGACTCCCATTTCTTTCAATTTTGGAATTAAATTGGGATCGAGTGGTTCTGTAAAACGTACATATTTTTTGGGGATGTTTATGTACATTGCGTCCGGTTTTAAAGTTCCATCCTGAACACTCTTGATTGCGCGTATGACCGAGTCTTCCCTCGTCGGAATGACGGTCATCGTGGTGATAATTCGAACCATTACGTTGTTTAAAGAATAAATGCTTTATTTTAAAACGCATGGATATCCGGGAGGTTGATGTGGTGTTTCTTCACGGACCGCACCGACCGGAGCGCAAGGAACACGTTGAAAAGATGCTTTCCGAAAAGGGTCTCAGGGGTGAGTGTGTCTTGGGTATATGCGATCAAGGAAATAAGAGTGGAGTGACGAGTGTTATGAACCTTCTTAAAAAGCGCCTTGAAGGTTCTTTCAGACCATTTATACTACTTGAAGACGATTGTAGCGCGACCGAGTGGTTTCGCTATATCATACCAGTTCCTAAAGATGCGGATGCGGTGTATGTTGGCATAAGCGCATATGGACTTCATCCCGGAATGGACGAAGCCATATTGCGTATTGACGCCGTTCCAGTTCCCGACTACCCAGAACTCGTGAGACTTTTTAGCATGCTTTCGACACATGCCGTAATGTACAATACGCGGGCATGGGTCGAAAACTGTATTTCATGTTATGAAAAAGCTCTAGATTCCGAACGGCCCGAGTCGTGGGATATACCGTTGGCGCGGTCTCAGGGGCGTTTCAACGTTTACGCCCTACGAAAACCTCTTTTTTATCAAGACGCCAGAGTTGGCGGTCAACAAGACCCTACGCTCATATGTTTATAAGCCTTCAAAATATTGCATATATATTTAATGTCCTGGTTCGTGAGTGCCATATGGGTAGGGAGAAAAAGACCATGATTCGAAACGTACTTGGCGTTGGGGGTGTCTGCTAAAGCTGGGTAACATACCCGACTCTCAATTCCGTGAAGTTTGAGAAACTTTGCCAGGGCGTCCCGGTCTTCTGCAATGAAATCAACAAACCACGGAAACGACTGGAACGAAATAGAAGGAACGTAGTTGTGGTAAAGCGCGCCGATTTCCTTGTATCGCTGGACGCGCTGAGGCAGTTTCTTGAACTGCGCGAGTCCAATGACCGCTTGAAGATCCGTGTACTTAAAATTGAGACCGAACATATCGTACGTTTCCGTGCCACCATTGGCTCGCCCAAAGTTTTTAATCATGTGTATTTTCTTTCCAAGACTTTCATTGTTAGTCACTATAAATCCCCCCTGACCTGTACTTATGATTTTAGGAGTGCTCAGAGAAAAGCACCCCACGTC